GCACTGCATTCAAGTTGCTCGAATTTAATCGACTGTACGTTCAACGTATGGAGGGGTTAGATTGCCACTTTTAAGTAGCACTCTCTAATCTTCGATCGCTGATCGCTGTACGTTTGCGTCCATTCGGACGTGGTGTACGTGTACGCTACGATCATCGCATTTCTGCGTGTTATCGTAAACCTACTTCCTGCACCAAGTGCTTTAGCCAACATAGTCGGTTTCTTATACGACTTAAGGGCAACAGCAGTACCAGGCAGATTATGCATAAGTTTCCGGAATAAGAAATTCCGGCCTTTTTGCCTAATAGGCTTGATAATCAGGTGTTTGAAGTGCCACGTAGAGCCAAAGTACTTCATCCCTTGTAAAGGGTATTGGCTGTGCAAGTAGCTATCAAACGTTTCATCAGAAAGGGGACCAACAAGCAATCGAAATTGCTCGGGTACCCAACGATGAAGCAATCCAAGAACTTTGGATTGTTCTTGCGCAATTCCCCATCTAAGGTGTAGTAGCCGCTTAATACGATTGAAATCGTTAAAAAGCGCTGGCACAGTAGTTGGAGTTTCGGTTAAGAAAATCGGTCTGATTGGTGATCCATTGAACCAATCTGCGCCACAACTTTCACGAAAAGGACCTTCAAAAAAGGACTTCTCGGTATTAATTGAAAAACCGCAGTTCTCTAGGGCCAACACAACCTTGTCACTTATCATACGTGGCACAATGATGTCATCACCATACACCGCACATAAAGTGGGGTCATAAGTACCTAGCTCTTCCTTCATTACAGCGTAAACCACCGCGCTGAAGAGAAGCGATTCAAGAGCAAAAGTATAACCATTCCCCATAGATGAAAATTTCTCGTAAGAGATAACTTCGTCACCTAAGATACCTTGATGGCATCGTAAGTCATAGAGATGATCGTACCACGCGGGCGGCAATAATGCCTTAACAACACCCAACGATATGGTATCGGAGGCTGCTGACATATCTAACGTCACAAAGTTTTCTTGCGAGTTAGGCATGGAACCACGTCTTGCCAGCTCTTGATTCTTACTTTGGTCATCGAGATCGACACCCCAGCGTTTTAAACGCCGGCGGATAAAACCATCAACGCCCAATTGTAAGAAAACATTTAGAGTTGGTTCGATTGCAATAGTCCTCTCAGTTATTGAGGACTTTGGAACGAAAGTGATTCGATTTCCAGGTACGATATTGAACACATTAGACCAAAATTGCTCCTGATCTAAGATTACATGGCGTTCGATGTTATGAACGGTCCTATAATCGTCCTCTAAAGCGCCTAACCACCGTTGGTCAGACTTGATCCGGGAAATCGCGTGAGGCAGTGCTAGTAAGGTACAGTCGTATGGCCAAGCGTCAAACTTATCATAGCTTGAATTTCGGCCGTCCGAAGTGTCCAAAGTAGAACCGACTCCATGGCGTGACCTTAACGCCAACTCATTGGGTTCGGGGAAGTCCCCGAGTACCTTCCTCACGAATGACAACATATAAGTGTTGATGTTGATCATCCAGTTGTCTTCTGACCAGCTTAGTTTTTTAAAACCAGCTGTGTTGAACTCGAAGCATTGAACTTCTGCTGCGCGAAATTTTTCCAACGCATTAGAAACTCGTAACTCTTTGTTCGTGTCAAATTTGAACTTTTTCAAAAGGCACGCCACCTGGTATTTCGCTCTAACTTCCGCTAGGCTCATACGATACGAGTCTATACTCTGTAAACTCCATTCCTCGGACAACTTCAAATACGATTCGAAATCTCGCTGTCTAATAATGCGAGTAATCCGTTTTGTATCAGTCGGACCGAGCAGATGCTGCAGGTCATCGGTAAGCCAGCCGAGCATCTTCCAAGGATAATCTCTCGGTAGACGTAGCTTTACATTTTCTTGTAAAGCAGCTAATTTCTGGATTTTCGAGATACGTTTCATATCTGTCTCCATGGTTATCGATTTACCAAGAAATACTTGATTAAAGCATAGCTTCGGTTAAGTCTTTCATGGCAATTTCCTCTCTTTCGAGAAGAGCTTCACGATAAGAGTTAACAATTTAATCACCTTTTCGCACCAAGATATACTTTGGCGCGATAGAAAAAAGGTAAATTGCTTCATCTCTTACACCATCAACTGGTCAGTAAGTGAGACCATAATGGAGTCCATGTCCAGAATCCCGACAATCTTCTGACGCTCAATCAGAGCTTCAGCAGATGTCACTCCTACAGGAATCGAAAACTTCGTTTCCACGATTTCAGGGGCGATGATCGTTGTCGTTGTATCCACACCGGGAATCATAATGTCCCTTGTGAACTTGACAGAGATCTTTGCAACGCCCTTGAAGTTGCCGTTTTCTTTTGGAAACGAACGGTAAAGGGTCATCATGTTACGCATGGCAACACTGTGACCAGGCCCCACATAAACTGTGCGGTCCGGGAACTGTGTAAACCGTTTATATTCATGATTCACGAGTATACCGTCATTCAATTCGTCAACGCCGATGGTTATAGTATCAGGTTGCATGTTGTACTCCTTGTACGTTACGACATCAATTTAGATTTTATAATCTTTCCAATAATGATGCCAAGGTCTAAGAGTTTAAAGTTGTCGAGGTTAACCTTAAAAGTGGGTAACCATTTCAACTCAGGATTAACGATCCGTTCTTTCACAACAGTGGTGTCATGGAAGGCTTTCTCGCTAAGGGTAAAGGTATAGTCACCGTCCCCAAATCTGAGGGGATTATAACTAGTCCTAAAATTGGTTTGAGTCACTGTAGTAGTAGTGACTACAACCCAAGAAGTCAAAGCTTTTACACCAGCTTCAGGTGTATGAGCCTTGATTGTTTCAGCCACGTTTATGAACCAATTGACAATAAACGAAAAGGGAACGAGTTCCCAAGCCGTTTCTAGCACTTGATCCATACCATACACGTTGAGTCGTGAACGCGAACTGACTTGCGTGAGAATGCCGGCTCTTGCTTCAGTCACCGAAGTGCCTGTAGTTCGAGCATAGACCGCAGCTGTGGATTCAGAGCCTAAAATTAATTGCTCTTCATCAATAAATTCAGTCTGCGTTGCGTAACCTCGAAAGGTCTGGCGGTTGCCTACAAGGGTATCCATATTGGCAGTAATTAACTGCTCAACATCAATAATGAGAGGGCGTATAGCATATCGCAATTCCATATAGCGATCAGCCAGTTCGGAAGGTTTAAGCTCGCCTATCAAGGCTTTTGCGTCTAACCTTCGTACAGCACGCACGATTTTGAAAAGACGGCGTAGAATACTTGCCATCGAATCAATCGTTTTCCCACCTTCAGCAAGTGTGACAGGCACAGTAGCCTTTGACAGTTCTACATTCGCCCAAGCTTGTGTAACAGCTTGATTGATGAGAAAGTCAGCACTCACACTTTTGTCCCAAGTTAAATGGCGGGCAGGAAAATAATCTAAGGCATTGAATGTTTTGGTCGTAGACCACCCTTCACCATCTTTAAAATAGCTGGCGAAGTAATCAATGTCGTAGTTCCTACCAGAGATTTTCGTACTCTTCATAGGGTTATTAATAACGTGACCCAATTTGATGAGTTTATGAAAATCTTCGATTTCAACATCGTCCATCGTACCGAGATCAATAAAGCTAGTGTTAGATGCGACAGGAGTGCTTGTAATAACATGCAATTCCCCATCGACATAAACAGTAGTAATCTTATTGGGATAAATTCCAGTAAGACTATTATCATATGATCTG